GGTCTTCCATCAGTCGCTCTTCAAGTGTTTCGAGCTTTCGCATAGGTAGTTGTGTTGTGCCGCCCATTTGGGATTGGCGTGGATCAGGTTATGGCAGGGACGGCAGACCGCCATAAAGATAGTGGTATCACAGAGCTTCCCCCCACGCCCGAGGGGAAGCTTGTGGTGAATGTCCTGTGCGTCCCGCTTTTGACAGCACTCACAGGACGGGTTGACTGACAAATAATCAGCCTTCAGCTCTCGGTAGAGCTTCAGGGCTTGCTGCCTTTTTCGGCTTACTTTTCGGAGAGGTGAACGTCGCAAGCTTGTCGTGGAGTTTCCAGAGCTGTTTTGCAGTCTGGGGGTTGAAGGCTTGGGTCATCCCGGCACGTACTGCTACGCACTTACGGATGTTCTGCCAATCGCCAACACTAAGCCCGGCGGGGATCGTAGCCATTCTTGTACCTCCAGATTTGGGCTGCGGAGCAGAACAGTTCAAACGCCTCGCGCATCTCAGCGGCTGAGTATTCAACCACTTCGATACGTCCGGGTTCCGTGGTGGAGATGTAGACGTTGTAGCCTACGGAGTTCTCCTTGATGGGTCCACCGTTGCACCAGTACGCGACGTGGTAGGCCGCGATCTGGGGAAGGTGGCCGAACTTACTGGTGATGGGCTCGCCGGGCTGAGTCTTGGTGCTTTTGAAGTCCAAGATTCCGCACAGCATTCCCTTGGTCACCGCAAGGTCCGTGGTCCCAGCATAGCCATATTCGTGAGACACCACCGTGAACTCGGAGTCCGTGATTTCGAGACCCAGCGAGTGCACCTTGTCGATGGCGTTCATCGCCATATCTAGTTCCGGCCCAGCGTGAGGAGCGGGCTGTCCCTTGAGATGTGCCTCGATGTTGGCGTGTATACGGGTGCCCAGCTCAGCAGCGTCCGAAACCTCGTCTAATGCCTTGGAAAGGGCATTAGCGACGTATTCGTCCATCTGCTCATCTCCAATGGGAGGAGCGTTGAAGCAGTACTCTGCGACCTTGCCCATCTTCCAGCGGTTCAAGGCCGGGTTGTCGATGACCGACAGTATGCCGGTGATGGACGGAAGGAGCCCCTGCTCCTTCGCGTCCCGAATCGTGGTGGCCCGGAAGGGATTCTTGGCCCCTTTCTTGGTTGGCTGCGTATGTGCAGCCGCGCCTTCCGTGGTGTACCAATGCATCAGAGTTCGTCTCCAGAGCCCGTCGCACGGGGCTCGCTGAGTTGAAGGGACAAGAACTTTCCGACCCGCTGGGACTCGCGGATCCAGCCGGCGAGACGGTATTCCTTGCCGTTAACGTTCAGCGTTCCGGTGTAGTCCGGCTTCTTGGAGCCTTCCGGCTTGTTGGCATCGCGGAAGAGAGCGCCCTTGTTGGTGTTGTCGTATTCGGTCTTCATTGTTGGTTTTAGTTTGGGTTGCGGATCAGAAAGGATCGTCCTTCTGGACAGGCTTGGGAGCGTAGTTCTTGACTACTGGATTAGCTGGACGAGCAGCCTCACCGTCGTCGTCTTCCTGCGTGATGCAGAGGAATGCCGCGAGGGCGTAGCGACGCAGATAGGTCGTGGCCGAGCCCACTCCCTGCGGGTCAGCCTTCGGGAGCGGGGAGGACGCGGTGTCCTCGATCCATTGCCCGGAGGTGTGCAGGAGGCGGGTGGTCAGATGCACCCGATCCCCGCCGTCTCCGAGCGTCTGGAGCACCACGATCCCAGCCTTGTTGAGCGGTGCCTTGGTGGCCTCGATCACGCTCCCGAGGGAGGCGTAGCTGTTCTTGAAGTGCGGGTTCTTCGCGTCCTTCGACGCGTTCTCCACCTCGCGTTGCGCGGCCAGCAGAGCGGCCGAGATCAGGTCAATTTTGTCCGATGTTTTCATTTGTCTCCTCCATCATTTCGTTGGTTTCCTGCATCCAAAGCATAGCCATTTCAACAACCTCGGCCTGCTCTTGGCAGTCGGGTTCGGGAAAGCGGCTCAGGAAGCCGCTGATCACCATCGCAGCCTTAGCGAGCTGCGTTTCGTAAGTGTCTCGGTCTGGTCTCATTTTTATCATCTTTGTGTCTCCTCTCTTGTGGTGGATTGTTCTGCGGAAGGGAAGCCTTTTCTTTGCCGAAAACTCTATCCCAGCCAGTACGAAAGGCTTCCGAGTGATTATTCCTTGGCGAATCTCCTTTGCCTGCGCTCATCGTGCGATCTGTTGGAACTTGGTGGTGGGGCGGTTGAAGACCATTCGGATGGAGGCGCAGCCGTTGTCCCGGCCCTTGGCCTGCACGATCTCCACCTCTAAATTCTGGACGGTCTGGTCGTTGAGGCTCTGCGTCCCGCCCTCGGAGTTCTCCGTGGGCAAGTGGATGAAGATCACCCGGTCTGCGTCCTGCTCGATGTTGCCGGACTCCCGGAGGTCTGAGAGGCGGGGAATACGATTCTCGCGTTCTACTTCCCGGCTCACCTGAGCCAGCAGGATGACGGGGATTCCCATCGAGACGGCGAGGTCTTTGAAGGCCAATGTAGTCTGTCCAATGGCGATGTCCCGCGTCTCGCCTTTGCCGTGCGGCGGCACATAGAGTTGGAGGTAGTCGATCACGACGGCTTTGACCTGCATAAACGCTTTGCAGGCTTCTATGCGGGCGGCGATCTGAGCGGGGTTCCGGTCCGAGTCGAAGATGTGCAACTTCTTGGACAGGTTCACCTCGATCTCCTTCAGGGCGTTCTCGAATGCCTTGATCTGGTAGGGATTGGCTTGCCGGGATTCGATGGCTCGGACGGAGACGCCCGACATCATCCCAGCCAATCCTTTGCACACCTTCTTGACTGGCATCTCACGCGAAAAGAGGAGCGTGTCGCCATATCGGGACGCAAAGTGGCGGCAGATATCGCGGGCCATTGAACTCTTTCCGACACCCGGACGGGCAGCGATGACGATCAGTTCCCCGCCCGTCGCGGCTCCTAGCTCCTTGGTCATATCAGGCCACGGCCAAGTCATCCCAGTCTGCTCGGCTTCCCCGGAGAGAAGCTTCGCCAGATCAGCCATCACCTGACTCGCGGCATCCTTCAGGCTCACCTGCGTAGCCGTCTGATTGCGGATAGCCAAGACCTTGCTGATCTTGGCGACGAACTCATCAACCTGCGGCTTGCCGGCTAGGGCCATTTGCGTCGTCTCTGAGGCCACCACAGCCAGTTCCCGGGCCTGATACGCATCCCGGAGGGCATCTAGGCTGTATGCGAACGCTAGGGGCGTAGGCGAGGCTCCTGAGATGTCAGCGAAGTTCTGCATCCCGCCTACCTTGCGGAGGTCGGGGTCGGACTTCTTCAGTTCCGCGCAGATGATATGCGGCTCCAGCCCAATCCCTTTGATGTGGGCCTCGTTGACCTGTTTCCAGATCACCTTGGCGAACTGGTTGTAGAACCAAGCCTCCGTGACCTTGTAGTCCAAGGCTTTTAGGAGGGCCGAAGGGCCCTCGTTCATCACGACTGATAGGACAATCCTCTCAGCCTCTTCGTTATGTGGTAGTTTCATTTGTAATCTTTCTGCGGGCTAGGATGTGCTTAAACTCCTCGTTTGTGAGGAAATGTCTCTGGTAGCCCATCGTGGTGATGCGCTGGGCGATGTTCTTCGGGTCAACCTCCGGGAATGCGTCCTTCAATTGCTTGAGGGTCATCCCCGCACGCATAGCGTTCTCAAACCGTATCCGTAAGGATAGCGTCGAGCCGGGCGATTTGTTCCACGCTGAGGTGTTGGAAGACTGCGGGGTCGCGGATGAAGGCTGTGAGGTCATTTATCTGTGTTTCTAGTTTGGCGGCGAACTCAGCCTTTACTTTGGCCGGGCGTCCGCATTGCAGGACATCAAGCTGTGCTTTTGCTGTTAATGGCGTTGAAGACATTCGGGAATTGTTTGCTGAAGATTTCACGGATCAAGCAGGCTAGTTCGCGGTGTTCTTTCTGGGTGTGCTCCGCGCATCTCTGGTCGAAGTAGTGAATCCAGCTTCTGACGTTGCCGGTCACGTACATTCGGGTGCGGGTGCAAAGAGGTAATACCATCCGGGCGGTCTCCTTGCTCACGCCCTCCGAAATCAGGCGCTTGTAGACGCCGAGGATGGTGCTCACCGCCTCCTGCGCCTCCCGGCCCAGATCGAGGTCTTCGTGTAGCTCTCCTGATGCCTGACGGTTCTTCAGGTCTTGCCTGCGTAGCTCTATGGGCTCGAAATCGCTGCTGGCTGCGTACCTCTGGCTGAACTCTTGGAACGTGAACGAGCGATGCCTGAGAAGCTGGGCAGCAATGGCCCGGCTGGTCTCCACCTCGACAGTCATCGAAGCAGTCTCAAAGACACTCCAATGCCCGTGCCTGATGCAGTAGGCGAGGAGGCGCGGAGCCGTATCCGTGTTGAGTTGATTGCTGGGATTGCTGACCCGAGCACAGTAGGCGATGAGGTCGTCTGCGGTTAGGATGCCCTGCTCGATGAGGTCGGCGCAGGGCTGGGTGATGGATACGAGTTTGGCGTTCATTTGTGGTTTCTGTATTTCCAGACTAGTTCACGCTTGCGCTTGTCTTCTTCTGCGAGCTTTTCGCGCACTTGGTCGACCATCTCTACGACTACTTTCTCGTCGGAGTCGTAAGTCGGTTCCGGCGTTATGTGAGAGTCCTCGCTCACGGCTGCTCCTTCGGTTGATGCCAAGGATCGCGGCAAAGCGCCATCTCACCATTGAAATTGGTGATGATGTAGCCTGCTTTGATGATGAGTTTCTCTAGTGCGTATTTTTCACGCTCCAACTTACGAGCAAACTGAAGCGGCACATATTCTCGGCTTTTATGACCCGGGAATGACAAGCGTCGCTTGTAGGTTTCTGGTGTTGTTGTTTTCAAGGCTGCTCCTTTCTCGCCTCAACGGCGGCTTTCAAAGCCTCAAACTTCTCATTAGCCTCCGGCCAGAGCGTGGACTCGCCCTCAATGTCGTAGTCCACATAAGCCTTGGCGGCTTCAACGATGGGCATCAGCTCTGCGTTGATGCGTTCCAGCGTCTGGATTTTGGCAGCCAATGCAGCCTCCCGCTCCGAGCCTTTGCCGTTAAGACGAGCCTGCTCGTCCACTTCATTCCGCAGCGCCTCGTTTTCCTGTGCAGCCGTTTGGAGCTTGGCGACGAAATCGGACGCCATACGATAGTACTGCGAGATGGCGATCATATCGCCGTGTTCGTTGATCAAGATGCACCTCCGATCTGACGCATCCAGTAGACCGCTCGCAGGGCGTTTTCCCGCATCATCTGCCGGGAGCCTTGCCGGAAGATGTCCCGGCTCTCTGTCTGGGCCATCAGCCGATGGGTCTCGGCACGTCCGAGGAAGTAGGCGGCGGTGGCCGCAGGGCTGTAGAGTGCGTTTCGCTTAGTCTTCATTATGTGTTGGTTTCTGTGTTTGGTTTCCTACGACGGGGCGAATCCCCGTCTGCATCCACTCAAGGCACAGGAGATACCCGTGCGCGTCAATCAAATTGTCGTCCTTCGGCTTATGTGCCTGACGCCGAAGCTTTAAGGCGCACATCATCAGGGGCACGTCCTCTGCGGTGATGGGGCTGGTGAGCCGGGTGTTGAGGAGTCCGGTCCACATCGCGGCGATGCCGCTGAAGTCCTGATCTGGTGTGCCGTAGCTCTCGTTCCTGTCCCCGGTGATCAGTCGAATTGCTTCCTCTGCGTGATTCATTCTTTATCCTCCTTCTCAGCCTTCAGCCTCTCGTTCATCATTGCGTCTGCAAGGGCATAGGAGATACGGGCCACCTCTTGCACAGACACGGGACTGCCAAACCCTTTGGAGAGCGTCCCGTTGAGAGCCTGCGCCGCGAAGTAGTCGCGGAGAGCCCGATCATTGTTGAAGCTTTTAATCATCGCAGGACTCTTCCCGGAGATCGGCTTTCCAGTCCACTCAATGCCGCGCTCTTGGGCTACTTGCTTGATGGTGTTAATGGACCTTTCGCTAATCCCCCGGATTTGGAGGAGTAAGCGGTCATCCATCTGAGCCACCTTCTCTAGGGTTTCGTATCCAAGGGTGCAGAGGTTCTGAAGAGCCTCTTGCCTTACCCACTTGAAGTCTAAGGATTCGAGTGGAGTGCTCATTCGAAGTCCTCCCGGTCAGGGCCGTTCTCCGACTGAATCACAACTCCTACGACGATTCCGATAAGGAATCCGAGTCCGGTGCATATTAGTGTCATCATTTGTTTTGGTAGATTTCGGTTTTAGCGATATGAATTTCCCGCACCATCTGGTCTACGGACTTACGAATTGATGGCCATTGATCCGGGTGGATTTGGATTGATGAAGATTCCGATTCGCTCGAAACTTCTGATTGTTTAATATTTACATATTCACCGCTGCCTAGGTCTTCCAGAGTTATCAATGTAATCAAGTTATGGAAGAGAGGGTCCCGCTTAGGACATACGGTGCTATGAAGCAGTCTTGGGTTCTGTTCTGGTGTTGAATCACTCATCTTTGGTTTTTGGTTTAGCTGAACAATTTGAATGTATGTTTTTTCCAATCCACTACAGGGCGAGGCGTAGCCGAGTCCCGGCAGTAACATCTAAAGAGAACCCCTGTCTACTGACCTAGCCTAGATGCAAGAGACTTCCATGGGAGCGTCCCTTGGTCTGCGATTCCCGTTGGCTTATTCCTCCAAGGCAAGCTCAGAGTTTCAGGTTGGGCGGGTCTGACCTGAGCCTGAGTGCTTTAGAGCCCCCACGCCACCGCTATCGAAGTCTCAACAAGTTTCACGGTGGACTTTTGCCCAACTACCTAGCCAAGCTAAGTGTGTCGCCGTTTGAGGCGTCCGGTGCTTTGTAGCTGATACGTGGCCGGAACCCTACGCGGGCTCCTAAAAAGAAAGAAGCCCGGCGAGGTGATGGACTCGACCGGGCTCGGGCTTCTTGCCCCAAACTTAGCGAGCGGCCATCACACCGCATCTGACAGAACTGACTCTACCATACAGACGGTTGACATCAAGCTTTAGATGTGGGATTTTGCGTTTAAGAATGGAAACACTTGAAAGTCAGCTAGATATGTTTGAAGAAAGTTCTAAGAAGGTGAAGGTCTTAAGCGGGGTCCCCGCCAAGAAAGTAGCCATCACCCTAGCGTCTGAGATCGTGCTTCCTTCTGTCGTTAAGCCATTTACGGCTATTCGGATGAGCCCAACTGAGGTCTGGATCATCAACCATTGATTGCACCTTTAAGGCGTATTTCGAGGATTCACCCTTTAAGGCATAACGGCTGTTAGGCCCGTGCCTCCAAATGTTGGCTCGGGTTTGCGGCGTGTCGGGTAGCCGGTGCCGCGCCACCCACCTGTCCGTGTAGAGCACGAACAAGCGGAAGGAGCCATCAAGGGTGGATCGGTCGCTTAAGGAGGCTTGGTGGCCCCACGCCTGAACGTCGGCCACTACGGCGGGCTGGATTTGCGCCGGGCCTACGGCGGAGCCGTTCTTGGCATTCAGGTCCCCGGCACTCTCCATCTGGACGATAGCAAGGAACAGGATCAGGAGTTGGGATTCGGGCATAAAGTTGGGGGATTCACCCTTTAAGGCGGATTCACCCTTTAAGGCGCTATGCGGGCAAAAAAAACCCCCGGACCGTAGCCCGAGGGGAGCCGCCATACTCGACAGTAAAGCCGAGATATTAGCGGGGAGGAAGGAAGATAGGGATGCGGAAAGCGGGCCGGTTGTCAAGCTATGCGGTTCTGATGGCCGTTAGCGTTGACGATTTAGTTGCCGGGGATTTGCCCTTTAAGGGGGATTTGGCCTTTAAGGCGGTTTTCCCCATAATGCCCGCGCCCCGCAAGCCTCTTCCCCGTGCAGGGGTGCGTACAGGGCACTACGTACGACTACGTATGGTAAACACCCTAGAACCGTTTGGGATGAGGAAAACACCCTAGGCTCGGAATTGGGTAAAATTCCCCAGTTTTGGAAATCGCCAGAAAGGGCCTTTCCTTGCAATTCTAGGGGTTTTGATGCGCGGAGGCTATCGCGCACTCACCGCGTTCCTCGGACCCCGCAAATCGCAAGGAAACGCGCAAGGGAAAGCCCGGATCGCCGCAAATAGGCGCAAAAAAGCCGCCCCGGTGAAAGGGCGGCTTGAAGGGAGCGGCTTGGGTTAACCTAACAAGGCAAGCCCGGCCCCGTACAATAGAAACCCGGCGCAAACGACGAGCCAAAGGGCCGTCGTGACGAAATCGGCTTTTTTCATCGGATGAGGGTAAAGGTGAATTCGGAAACATCTCCCCGCAATCCGCCGGAGTCCGGCTCGCCAAAGAAAGACTCCCCGCAATCCGAGAAAGTCCAAAGGCCTAGGCCTTCGGCTTTCAAGAAGGCTTCGATTTCTTCGCCTTCTCCGTCCTCGCTTTCGTCTCCGTTTGCTAAGTAGCAAGCCCAACTCGCGGGGAGAGTGTACCGGCGCAGCGTATCGCTTTCGGGAGCGCGAAAAGACCCGTCCGGGTTAACCTCCCAATCAGAGGGAACGGCCCAAAGGTCGCCAGCTTCGCTCTGGTGCAAGGAATAGCAAGTCCCCGCAATCGAAAGGCTCGCGTCGCGCAAGGCGTCATCCCAAACCTCAAGGTAGAATTCGTGATCCGGCCCGGCGCGAAGGATTTCTAAGTCCTCGGCAACGATACCGGAGACGCCTTCAAGCTGCGCGAACTTTTGGGGCACGTAAATTCCCCGCAAACCGTCCAAAAGGATAAAGGGTTTCATCGGTTCAAAAGCTAAGGACAAGAACACTCTCCCCGGCCTCGACAACTTGCGTTTGATCGCGGAGCCATTCAAGGGCCTTCTCCGGGTCTTCCTCGGCGTGTCCAAAGTCCGCGCAAGCTTCGGTTGCCGAATCGTATTCCCCCCATTCGCAGCAAATACCAATCGGATCAAACTCCGTCTCTTCTCCTAGGTCGCGTTCGGCATCTTCTAAATACTCGAAAAGCGCCCGCAACCCCTCGCGTGAGAAGTTATCGGGACGGATAGCAAGGAAGCGGTTGACGAACTCGGACTCGGTTAACGTGATTTTCATTTCTAGTTCTGTTTCTGGTTAACCAACAAAGGGTTAAAAGGCGTACGCAAGGCCTAAGCCTAGCCCCGCAATAAGCAGGACATAAAGCAGGACATCGGCAAGGGTGACGTGTTCGGATTCGTGTTTCATCGGTAGGTTTATGTTTCGTGTTTCGGAGCCCTAAAGGCTCCCCTATCCCCTCGCCCGGAGGCAAGGGGAACGGGGAACGCTCAAGCAAGCATCGCAACCGCCTTTTGCGCGTCCCGGATCGCAATCAGCTTGGAAGCAAGCGCCGGCTCCCTGCGAAGCGCGTCCCGGATTTCATCCTTCGCCGTTGCAACTACCGCCTCCGGACGGAAGCGCGCATTTCGCACCCCGAGGCTTTCGCACGTATCGTGGTAATAGCTAGCAAGCTCATAGTGGAAAACCTTTGCTAGGGATTCAAGAGTCCCGAGGGTGTTTTCGGTGTCTCGGCGAAGGTTCGCTACGTAGGTGTCGGCGAGGTGATGCGCGGCACAGTTGATCGCCTTGGCAATGTTGGGGCTGACGGTTGGGTTAGTCATCGGATGTCTTGTTTTTGTTTCGGTGAGTGTCTCACCGTGCGAACATACTACCACAGGCCGTTGCGATTTCGCAATACGTAGAAACACTTATTTCTAAGTCTGAAAAGTGGGGAAATTTCCCCAAAACGCAATAGAAGCGAAATCTCGGCCCGGTTGGTACCTAGGTACGGGTCGCGAGGCGAGCCCCGCAAATCGCACGCTAGGGCCCCGCAAACGCAAATCCCCGCAACCCTACTCCCTAGTGTCCAACCGTACACTCCCCAAGGGTGACAGAAAGGACAGGAAGACAGGGAAGGACAGAGTGAGACAGGGAGACAGGGAGAGACAGGCAAGGAAGTGCGGGCAACGGCTGGCGCAACCCTTTCCCCCCTTAAGCCTCGGCCCGCCCGCGCAGGGGTTGCTACTCCCACTTGTGCTTAGGGTATTCCCCCTAGTTCTA